TTGTCGAAGATGCGCGGGCGAGGGGCTTCCTGACCACGCGGTGTTCCGACGCCAGGGGCGTAGCCGATGGGTCGGGAGTCATGGATGACCGAGAGCCACCAAGCCGTAGCCTCTTGGACGTACGGAAGCAGGGCGGAGAAGTCGCCTGTGTCGGCGTAGAGTTTCTCGGCGTTCTTCAGTTGTTCGAGGTAGGACTTCGCGAGCTTCGGGTCGAGGTCGGAAGCGTACAGGTCGAAGAAACGCTGGCGGTTCGCGTCGGACAGCGTGCGCTTGCCAGACCCCGGCGGGGCGTACATGAAGTCCACCAGTTCAGGCATGGCGGCTTTCATGGCGTCGTCGCGCAGGATGCCCTCGAACGCTTCGTGAACCATGGTCAGGGCGGTCGTACGATCGGCGTTGATGTACACCTTGCCACCCTGGGCGTCGTTGATGTAAACGCCGTCGGCAATCTGGCGGATGCTCGTGCCGTTCGTGCCAGCCCGGAGTTCGCCGGGGCGGATGGGGTCGAGTTCAGAAGCCCGTCGAAGAGCCTCGGTTTCAACGAAGTCAGCGCGCTCCTGTCCCTTCAGACCACGGGCGTCGGCCTCACGCATGACGGCTTCGCGGTCAACCAATCGGCTGCGCTCAAGGGTAGCCTCGGTGCTGAACTTCTCGTTCTCACGCTTCAGGACTTCTACGTTCGTCTCGGCCTGAGAAATCTCGGACTTCAGTTCAGCGATACGCTTGGCGTTCTGGGACTGCTCAGCGAGGACTAGGGCTTCACGCTTCTTGCCAAGGCTCTTCTCGGCGAAGGCGATGGCGTCGGAGTTCTTGGAAATCTGACCGTTCAGGGCGGCGACCTTAGCGGCTTGGTTATTCTGGAAGTTCGCTCGCTGGATGAGGGACTCGGCGTAGTTCGCCGCCATAGCCGCGTCATTCGGGTACATCTGGCCGGCAAGGGTCTTCACCGCATCGACGTTGATGCCCGTGTGCTGCATGCCGATGGTCTTCCCGACGAGCTCGCCTTCACGGACGATCTCAAAGGCACCCATGAGTCCGCCGTCCAGGAGGGTCAGGGACTCAAGCATACGCAGACCCTTCTCGCGGTTCTTGAAACTGCCGTCCGGGTTCACGCCGACCTCGCGCTCGAAAGCCTCGTAGAACAAGGCGCGCTCCTTGGCGCTACGCTTGTTCAGGACGTACAGCGAGTTCGCCATGACGGTCATGTCGCGGTTAGCCTGCACGCCCTTCGGCATCATCGTGCCGAGTTTAGCGGCGGCACCGGCGATCATAGCCCCACCGAAACCGAAGCCAGCCCCGGCGGAAGCGGCTTGCTCGTTATTCAGGTAGGCGAGGGTGGACACCGTAGCTCAACCCCAGGCACCTTGGTAGGTGACGATAGCCATCTCGGTGAGAGGCTTCTCAAGGCCGATGGAGTGCGCCTGCCGCAGAAGTTTAGCGTCAGCGAGGACAGCATTAATGCGTTCCTTCGGAGCGCCAGCCTTGCGGAGAGCCTCGACGGACTTCTCCAGCCTGTCGGCGGACTCAAGGAAGACGGACATGCCCTTGCGTTCACCGCTTGCAATCTCAGTGGCGACGCTAGAAAGCAGGCGTCCCTGGGCTTTGATGGTGGCTCCGAGATACTTAGACCCGAAGCCAAATGCGGCGGCTGTCCCGGTGTTCTTCAGGAACTCGGCACCGAGGGCGGGGAGGTCAGACCAGCCACCCTCTGCGACGCTGGTAGCGGTCATGACGCCACCGACGACACCAGCACCGACACCGCCACGGAGCATGCGGACGCCGATACGACCTTCTCGGGCTAGGCGTTCAGGGGATGTGCCGAGCAGGAGGTCGCCTGCCTTCTCAGCCCAGTTACCGACGAACCTGGCAACCTCACCTTCGACCTTCGCGGCACCAGCGGCAAGCGGAGCACCAGCGGCGGCAGTGGCTTTGGCGGCGGTAGCGGACGCGGCCTTGGCGTCGGCAAGGAAGGACTTCGTGGACTCACGGACTGCCTTGTTCTTCGTGAGCGTCTGGCCGACTGTCTGGCGGACGGTGTTCACGTCGGCAGAGGCGGCACCAAGGGCGGCACGCACCTCCGGGCTGGCGGCAGACTGCGACATGGCGAGGGCGATAGCCTCGTTGTCCGAGACGACGACGCCCATGGTCTTGAGTTTAGACTGGATGTTCGAGACGGCGGTGGTGAGCTTAGCGTCAGCGACGCCAGCCTCCCCTACGGCGGTCAGGATTTCACCGCCCACCTTAGCGGCGGACACGGCGAGCTTTTCGTCAACGAAGGCGACCATGGCGGCACCCTTGGCGCCCTTCATGCCGATGCCTACGACGCCACCGGCAAGGGTGGGGATGTCGATGGCGTAGGAAGCCTTCTCGGACACGCCGATGTTCGTGAGCATGTCTGCGGCGACGGCGGCGTCATTGAAGCCAGCGGCTTTGTACATGCGGGCGATGCCACCCATGTCCGCGTTCTCGTTCGCGGCGTAGTAGTTCTGCTCCAGGCGGTCGGACACCTTCAGGAGTTCCTGCGTCTTCATCCGACGGAAACGGTCGGTTCCCTGAACCCAGCGAGAAATGCCTCGGCCAAGCGGATTGGCGGCGATATCGTCCTCCATCGCCAGTTGCATCTGGAACATCACGGAGTTCGGATCCATAGACCCGACGAACATGCGGTAGAAGTCCTGCGTGCCACGGATGGCACCGTCGAACACGCTGTAAAGCCTGCTGAAACGGCTGGCGTCTTGGAAAGCGCCGTCGGCCTTCAGTCGCTCCAGGTCGAACATGAGTTTCTGATTCTCAGGCTGCTGGGCGAAATCAAGCGACGCGGCGAGCATCTCCTGCGGGTCTAGTCCCTTGATGCGGTCGTAATGCACCTTAGCCGCAGTCTCGGCGTTGGCGAGGACGGAGAGCGCCACGGCACGACGCTTGGGGTCGGCCAGATAATCACGGGAAAGGGTCTGCTCGTCGGTGCCAGCGATGGCTTCCATCGTCCCTCCGACCACGTTAGCACCCGTCTCAGCGAACGCACCGAACAGCGTGCCGATGGCATGCGCGAAGGAGTTCACCTTCTCCGGGCCTTCGACGGCGGTGTAGTACTGGTACGCCAGCATTTTGCGCGCCTTCCACTCGGGGTTCTGTTCGAGGAACAGTTCTTCCTGCATGTTCTGGGCGACCTTCTGCCCGATGACGTATTCGTTGTCCGCCTTGACGATCTGCCCACGGAGTTTCGTCATCAGGTCGATGCCGTACGCCTTGTAGCGGTTGTCCTTGCTGGTCTTGAGCTGCTCGACGAGATTGCGGTCGATGCCGGCGCCTTCAGCCAGCCCGATGATCACGTCGTCGGGGAGGTTATGCACGCGGTAATCGAAGTCACCTTCGTCCTGCTTGGTCTGGGCGAGCTGACGCAGGGTGGGGCTGAGGGCCGTGAAGACGTACTCGGCGTTGTGCTCGGTCTCGACGTCCGCAAGGGTCAGGGACTTCCTGGCCTCATCGGGGTTCGAGAACGGCTCGACGAGGTTCATGTCCAAAGGGATGACCTGAGCAGGGGCGATGCCCTTGGCCTGCAAGTCCCTCTGCTTGAACAGCACGTCCATGCGCTTCGTGGCCTGCACCACGTTCGGACGGTTCTTAGCCTCCGGGGAGTCCAGCCAGAGCGAGGCTTCCGCCGTCCCGCCCTGATACTTCGGATCACTGAGGGCGAACCCTCCCGTAATCTGACCGTTCTGGTCGTAAGAGTAGAAAGGCTGGCTGAACTTGTCAACCGTGGCGGGGGTGTCGGACTCCATGAAAGGTTACTTCTTCGGCTCGTCCTTGGCGTTGGCGAACTCCTCGATGGCGGAGCGAAGGGCGGAGACTTCTCCGGACTTGGCCTTGCCGTACTGCTGCTCGATGAGGGCTTCGAGTTCAGCGCGAGCCGTTCCTGTGCCGAAGCGAGCCTCGAAGTCCTGACGCACACGAGTCATGGGACTCTTATCGTCGCCGGTTAGGTCAGGGCGGTTCACGAAGCCTGCGACGGCGAGCTTGTCGGCGTACATGCTGAAGGCCATCTGAGCCATGACTTTGTTCAAGTCCTTGAAGTACTTCGCTCCCTTGGTCGGGTCAAGTGTGTTGATCGACGCGACGGCTTCGAGGATGAACTTACGGTCTTGGTCGGAGAAGTTACCACCAGAGACGATAGCCTTACGCATGTTCGCAAGGAGCATCTTCTCAGCAACGTTGCCCGTGGCGAGGGTCGTGAAGTCCTTGGACGTGAACGCGAGTCGGTCGAGGTACTGGTCGCCGGAAGCAAGGCGCTTGTCGATTGCCTTGTCCGTGGAAATAGCGGCCTTCATGAAACCGTCGAGGGAACTCAGCGTGTCCTTCACTTCATCGAAACTTCCCTGGAACTGCGGGCCGAACTTAGTGGTAAGGGCGGCTTCCTCTAGGCTCTTGATTTCGCCTCGGTTCATCGCTTCCATGGCGTTCGCGCGCGTCGAGTACATCCAGCCACCGCCAGCCATGGGAGCACCCTTCTCGAACGCACCGACGAGCTGACGCTGTTCCGAGGTGGACGCGGCCTTAGCCTTCGTGCCTTCTGCTTCAGCCTTAGCCTGCTCAGCGATGATGGCGGTCTGGTCGGTGATGAGTTTATCGATGGCGGTGATCTTCGACTTGTTAGCCTCGATGGTCTTACGCAAGTTCTCACGCGACGACGCAGGGATACCCGGTGCGGCACGCAGGGTGTTCTCGATGGCGGCGTTTGCGGCGAGGTAGTTCTGGCGTTCACCAGCCTGACGGGTGATGATTTCGTTCGCCGTCTGGCTCTGGAGTCCAACGGCAGGGGCGGGAGCCTTGGCTACCTGACCAGCGGCAGGGGCTTCGGCAGGGGGAGTCACCACTTGCTTAGGCATCTTGCCCGTCAGGAGGTTCTGAGGGCTGGCAGGGGCGATGGCAGGGGCGGCAGGAGCCTTGGCTGCCGGGGCGGGAGCAGGAGCAGGGGCAGGCTGGACGGCAGGCTTAGCCACGGGAGCCATGGGAGCAGGAGCCGCAGGAGCCGCCGCAGGAGCCGCACCGAAGGACGGCACAGGCGTCGGGACAGTCCGCAGAGAGGACACGTCAAGCCCCATCGGGACGGCGCCAGGGGTTACAGGCGGACGGGCAGGGGGCTGGGGGGCATAAGCCGCGATATCAATCCCATCAGCGGCGAAACTATCCCTGACGATATTCAGGGCTTGGTCTTTCAGGCCAGCAGCCATGGCGTAACGCTGGTCGATGACGTCACGCGGGATGCTGGGGTCGGCGGTCAGGGCGTCAGCCTCGGACTGAGCCTGTTGAGCCTGCATAAGCAGGGCGTCGGACGCACCCTTGGTCAGCGTGAACTTCTTCAGACGACCTTCCAACTCAGAGTTGCTTAGTTCAACAGCAGCCTTGCGAGCAGCACCAGCGGCGGCTACGCGCTCAGACGCCTGCTTCTCCAGCGTGTCGTACGACTGGATCGTGCTGATGACCCCAGCGAGGTCAGCGGCCTTGAGTTCCTTCTTGCCCCCCTCGGTCTGGTTGTACAGGTCGATGGCACGACCGACCTTGTTCGGGTCGAGGTTGCCTTCCTGTCCAGGGGTGATGGAAACCTTGCCGTCCTTACCGACTTGCAGGAAGCCGTTCTCGATGGAGCGCTGGACGTTGGCGACCTCAGAGTTCAGGTAGGGCTTCAGGGCGCCCTGCTGCTTAGCGAGCTCAATCTTGCGCTGTTCGGCAACCTCCATACCCTTGCCGATGGCGGAGCCGATGCCAGCGATGCCCTGTCCGATAGCGGCACCAGCGCGACCGTAAGCCTCGACGAAGCCGGGGGCGATCTGCTGAACCTGTTCGGACTGATACTTGGCGAAGGGGGAGGCCATTAGGCAGCGAGGAGTTTAAAGCGGGGTTCGACCACGATGTCCATCGCCTTCTTGACGATGAACTTGAGCGCAGGCTTGTCGGAGATGAACTCAGCGAAACGCTCGCCTTCCTGCATGTACAGGTCGTGGAACCATTCCGGAGCTTCCGTGAGAAGCCACTGACGGAATACCATCCATTCGCCAGACTCCTTGCCGTACACCTCGCGGGCGACCCAGCAGGCTACGATGGCGGTGCCGATCTTAGACCCGACGGCGGAACCAAGCCCGGACGTAAGACCGCCGAGGATGCCGCCGGAGCGCGCGGCATTGGCAGAGGCAATCGCAGTTTCCATCTGGATTCGGTTCGCGCGGATGTTCGCCATGTACTGAGACTCAGGCTGGAGGAACGGGGACTGCCCGACGTCGGCGTACATCCCGCTGGCTCCGCCAGCAAGCCCGGTCAGGCTGTACTGCTGGGAGCCGGCATACGCAGGGCTAAGGAAGCCTTGGAGTCCGACAGCCTGCTGGCCGACGCCCATCTGGTAAGCCTGCTGAGCCACGGCCTGACGCTGGGCAAGGCGACGCTGACCCATGCCGTAGGTGTTCAGGATTTCGAGGTCAGTTCCCTGACGGCTGAAGGTCATTCCACGGGCGGCGGCGGCGGCACGCGCGGCTTGCTGAGCTTGGTTTGTCTCTTGCTCGGTCAGTGAGGTTCCAGCCTGAAGGTCTGTCAGAGCCTGCTGGCCGAAGGTGGAGTAGATGCCGCGGGTCGTGGCGTCCAACGATCCGATGGCGGCACCCGTAGCCTGAGCACCCAGACCCCCGAGCATGGAAATCTGGTCAGCGGCATAACGCTGCTGGAACTGCTGGGCGGGTTCGTACAGGTCGCCGTACAGCCCCAAAAGACCCTGAGAGGTGGCCTTGATGCCAGACATGCGGGCATTGACGAGAGCCGGAGCAAGACGCTCCTCCATCTGAGCCTGCATGGGAAGCAGTTCCCCCTGCGCCCGAAGAGCGTTCCGCGTCTCGGCTAGGTACTGTTGGTAGTCCGCCTCTGGATTAGGCTTCGGAACTTTGGCTTTTCCTCCCATTAGATTGTGTGGATTAGGTTGATGTACTTGTTAGAGATTTCGACCACCTTGTCGAACTGGACTGCCCATTTCTTCTGGTTTTCCCAGTTCGGGTAGCGCTGTCGGAACTTCCAGATGAGGCTGATGCGGCCAGCGGCGTTCAAGGCGCACCAGTCCATGATGCATAGGTCTTTCCCTGGCTCGTCGATGGGCTGAACCTTGAAGTCCGGGTTCAGGGCGGACTCGTCTCCCGTGTAGGGGGTGCCGATAGGGTAAGCGACGCCGACCCCGGCGATCCTGCCTTCGTCGAACGCAACGAACAGGTAGTCATGCAGGAACGCCCAGCGGAGGTAGTTCTTAGTGTCCTCTATGCCGAACGCCTCCCTGCGACCCTTGTAGCGGTTCGCGTCGATGAAGGAGGCTAGTTCAGACAAGAGCATCAGGCGGTCTTGTACTTATAGATGCGGAACTTAGAAGGAGCGATAGTGCCGCCGAACGTGCTCATGACCGAAGAAGTAGGGATGGAAGTCTGGAACATCCTGAAAGACGAACCAGAGACGGCGAAGGCATCAATCGTGAAGTTCGTGGCGGAAATAGCCGTTCCTGCGCCGACACTCCATGAGGCAATTTCCCTGTAAGTATTCTTGTTCGTGACACCGCTGGAATACTGGCTTGAGATGTAGAGATACTGCCCGCTTCTGGCTGTCTGGCTGCTGTACCTGAACGCGAACTCCCATCCGTACCCTGTCACGCCGTCGTACGAGAAGTCCACCTCAAACCTCCAGATTTCGTCAGAAGGCTTGGTGAAGCTCGAAGAAGTCCAGATTGCCCCGGCATAACCAACAGCCGTAGCCTCCCACGGGGTGATGGTCTGGTCGGTGACTTCATAAAGCACATAGCCGACCGTTCCTCCGACTTGAAGCGTCCCGGTGAAGTTTGCGGTGCCTGTGCTGTTGAACGCGGCATTTGCCGTCAGGCTTCCGTTAGCGACGGACGATCCGTTGAGCGTAGCAGTCCCTGTGATGGTCGAGTTCCCGGTGACTGTCTGGTTGCCGGTGACAGTCTCGTTGCCGATGACTTGGAAGTTACCGACCACATCGACCTCACGGCCAGCCGGGGCGTTCAACAAGAGGTCAGCACCAGCCACGCCTGTGACGGACGAGGCGACCACCGGGATGCCAGCACCTAGCACCTCGCCAGCCGTAGCCTTGCGGAGAGCCGACGTCGAGGCGTCGTGCACGATGAAGGAGTCGCCAGAGGCCACGCCGCCAGAGATAGCAGTCTGGTCGGTTACGGCGCCAGGAAGCAGGGTAGCCCCGTTGGTCTGGTTATTCAGACGAGCTGCCGTGACCTGTTGGCCGTCGGCGTACGTTTCTGGAGATTGGATTTGAGCCATTTATTTCTTAGTTTGAGTCATCTGTCCAGGGACGACGGCCTGCACCGAAACCGACCTGATGGAAGGGCGTAGGTTCTTGGACTGGAAATGCACCTGAGAATAATACCCGGATTTGCGGGTAGGGATGCGGAGCAACACATCTTCCGAGGCGGACGATCCGTACGACGTGAGCAGGGTGTTGCTGTCAGGGTTCACCGTGATGAACGAGACGTCAACAGCGGCGCCGGCTGTGAACTCGACGTCAGCCTGCATGCTGGAGAAGCGCTTCTCGCGGTTCGTCTGGAATGAGTACGCCCTCGTCGTGAGCTCAGCGTCGATTTGAATGGGCTGGAAAGCCAGAGGGCTTAGGGTGGCCGGGATGTAGAACGGCAGGACAGGGGTGCCGATGCCGTTGCTGAACTCATCCCATTCGAGCTCTTCGAGCAGGAACAGCCCTTGGTTCTCGTCCACCATGAACATCCGACGGCGGTTGCCCTTCTTAGCGACCACGAAGTCCTCGATGGCTTGACTGGGGTTATAGGTGTCAACGGACTCCCACGCCTTGTTCAGGAAGTTGTACACCAAGACCGCGTTGTTCACGGTGCTGCCGTCGAGGGGGACGGCGAGGTAGTACCTGTTCTCCCAGTAAGCCGCGACAGACCTGTCCACGGCGTTGAAGTTAATCCGGGCGATGACGTCGGAGATAGGGGCGGACAGCGGCTCTGAGATCGTCAGGAGTCGCATGCCTTCCGGGGTATTCCCAGCGCCGTTGCCAGCACCGGCAGGGTTCAGGATGTAAACGCCGTTGTCGGACAGGAAGATGATGCCTCCACCAGCCTGCACGATAGACCCCTTGGCGATGCAACCGATGTCGGTGGCGAGGGACTTGATGTAGGAGTCGGGTTCCTGGGCAGGGTCGCCAGCGGCATTAGCACCCACGCCAGCTGCGGCGTAGAAGATGCTGTTCCGCATGAAGATGACGAACTCGTTCAGCGTCCATGGGGCGACGGCGACGAGGGTGTCTGAACTGCCGTCATTGATGGTGAAGACGTCGAGGTTAGACCAAGCGTTGTCTCTGAGGTAGTGGCTTACGCTGATCGTATTGCGGTCAGTCTGGACGATGTGCCTGTTGCCGTAGTACAGGGCGTGACGGCTGTTCGGATAGTTCGTATGCGTGGACACGCCAGGGACGTCGATTGTCGAAACCCCATCCCAGCGCAGGACTGACTTGCTGAACCCGCGCAGGATGTACACATAGCCTACGCCCGTGGCCTGATAGAGTTCCACCTCGTCCGAAGCGGAGATGGTCTGGCCAGCCGGGAAGTTAATCTTAGCTGACAGGGCTTCGGTGTCAGGGGTGTACTTATACAGTCCGTTCGATACGACAAGGACAATGAGTTCCTCCCCAGTGGAGGTGGTATAGGAGCAAGCCCCGTAGATAGCCTGACCTACGAGAGCGCCAGCCGTGAGGCGTTCAGCACCCTTACGGACACGGGCGACGCCGCGATCCATACGGATGTTCTGAGCCTTGGAGACGAAGTTCTTGCCCAGATTGACCGGGTTGTCCCTAGAGTTCAAGCCGATGAACCCTTCGTCACCATCGACTGCGTACTCTCTGGACATTACTTACTTACCCGTGATGGAGTGCCAGATGGCGAGGAGTTTGCCGGAGTAGCGAGCGCCGACATAGACACCGCCGAGGAAGGACAGGGAGAGGAGGAGGACGGCGAGCATATTATTCGATTTCGGGGACGACCTCGACCTTGACCAGAGGGCCGAGGTTAGCCGGGGTCTGGGCGGTTTTGAAGGTCACGAGGATTTCGGACTCGTTCAGCGTGACGGCTTGCGAGCCATTGAAGTTCGGGAACAGGGAATACAGGACGGCAGGAGGACAGGTCGAGGCGTCAAGCTTGCCCAACAGGTAGGTGATGCGGTAAGTAGTCATTAGTTAGAGAACTCAAAGGACATCTCGGCTACATACAGCGTGTTCGCTGTCCCTGTGATTGTTGCGAGGTTTTCAGACTCGATGGAATAAAAAGCATTATTTGAGGAGCCTGCTGTGCTAGGGCCAGCGGATGTCGTCGCAATCTGCGTATCGTTCGAGAACAGGGTGACATTTCCAGCCCCGTCAGAGACGATGCGAAGATCAACGGAGGTGGAAGTTGATACGGTGGTCGATGTGGCTACTGTCGTTAGGGTCGTTCCATCGTGAACTAGCAGTTCAAGTGCGTTGCTGGCGACCTGTCGGATTTCGATGCCACGGAGGGTAATGTCGCCGCCTACATTTCCAGTACCCTTGCCAAAGCAAACTCGGTTGACCGTGTTCGTGTCAGTCCCTGTCGTGCGAGGAATGAAACGGAATTGGGCTACGAAACGCTTGTTCCAAGGAAGCGGAGTCGTGACATTGGCGTTTGTTCCACGGCTGTGGAACTGCTGGAAGAAATTAATGATGCCATATCCTACCGCCGAAGTAGGTGCGCGAGTGTTCCATCCGTTGTTCAGTACAGATGCGGCGGCTCCCGTTCCACTGGTAGAATTAGTACCAGTCATCGCCGTAAGGCGGATGTAGTTCGGAGCAGACTTGGCGTAAGAAAGGGCGGACGGACTGACGGAACTGGTCGTGCTTGAGCCGTTCTGTGCTTCAGCGTTGGTGGCGTAGATAGCCCCAGACTCAGAGAGAGTTACGCTCATTAGACGACAGCGTAGGCGAGGTGGACAGGCGTGGAGGCGGCAGAGGCAATCACCCGCACCACCCCGTTGTAGTTATCGAGGCTGATGTTGCCCTGCGGAGCCACTTGGATGCCAGCCGTCCCGGTGTCAGCCAAGATGACCTGAATGGTAGCCGTAGTTGACTTATTCTGCACGATCACCACGACGCGGCGCTCAGGCGTCACGGCGGTGGCAAGCAAGGTGCTGGCCGATGTGCCAGCCGTCAAATCCTGATGGGTGAACCCACGCAGGAAGGGGTTAGAGAATGAGATGTTAGCCATTAGTGTGTTAGTAAGTTCTGATCATGTTGATACGGATGCTCTGCTTCTGCTGGCGGAAAATCTTGTCGATTTCCAAGTCCAACATCGCCTGGGCCTCCTGCTCGGCCACCTGAGCCGCCTCGGTCTGGAGCTCAGAGCGCAGCCAGTCGGCGTACATGCCGCGAGAAACGAACGTCCCGAAGATGTACGGCACTTCCTTCTTCGACCATTTCGCAGGATGCGTCGCAGGGGACTGCCCAGCGGTCGTCGCCTCCAAGCACTCGTAGAAGTCTCCGTAGTGAGGCTTACCGGGAACGGGCATGGTCGTACCAGTGCCGCTTCCGCTGTCGAAGTAAGCCTGTGCTCCCACTGAGTAAGCGATGCTGGAACCCCAGACGTCACCGAACAGTTCAGGCTTCTTGACGCGGTATTCCCCCCAGACCGTCGAAGGGTCTGAGCCGAAGACCAGCTTCACCACGCTGCCATCGTTATAGATGCGGTAGGAGAGGGGCTGGGCTTTCGAGGTCAAAAGTGGGTCTTGGTCGTAGCAGTTCAGAACCTCGCCGGCGTCGGCAGGGATCGCAGCGGTGACAGTACCCGTGGTACCATCGACGGTGAACTGCGACACTCGAACCAAGTCAGGCCAGTCCTGGGACTCCCATGCCATGCGAAGGCGCTGGTTGGCGAAGTCCCTGAACTGAGCGAACGTCTCGTCAGTGATGTTATGCCTGTCCTGTCCGGCAAGTTGGATGCCCTCGAACAGGATGGTGCTGAAGTTTACGGCTCTCAAGAGAGGTATCCGTCTGATGTGAAAATTGCCCCGTTGACCACTGTGCGCTTGACGCGGTTTTTCACAGCGATCTCCGGGTTGTGCTTGATGTAGTCATTCACGAACGACTTGTCATCCCAGCACGCATAACCGAGGCGTTGACCCCAGTAATGATAAGCAGAAAGGGGGATTTGAGCCTTGAGCTCTCCTACCCCCTCCAGACTCGAAGCCGCGTTCGCATGTCGGAACGCTGCCTGCTGCTTAGCCTGGGAATAGGCGGCTGTCTCCTGCATCCGCCACCCGTTGAGGAGTTCCCTCTCCACCTGCTTGCGCAAGTGGGAGGGGATTACCTCAGCGAAGGACTGGATGATGTCAGCCACCTGTTGATTAGGCGCTGAAGTCGAACTTACCGAAGGCCAGCGGGTTGTACACGCAGAGGCCGGCGACGGCTTCGACGAGACGCGCTTCGCCACCACCAGCGTTCGGGAGCTCAGTGACTTCAGCGACGTTGCCGCCGTAGCGCACTTCGAGCATGTCGAACGGGATGATGTAGCCCGAGAAGTTGTTCTTCAGGAACAGCGACGGGTGCAGGCGAATCTGGCCGAAGTCACCTTCGAACACGTCCACGGTGCTGATGTAGGACGGCTCCGAGGAGTCGCGGGTCAGCGTGCGGATGGTGTTGTACTGGTTGGTACCAGAGGCGGTGGTCGTGAACACGAGGTTCGTGAACGCGCGCTTCAGGGTCGGGCCGACGATGGCGTCGTAGTTCTTGTACTGGCCGGTCTGGGTGTAGATGCCGGTCAGGACGTCCTGGACGACGGACTCGGTGAGGGCGGCGGTGCCGACGGTGCTGATCTGCGCGGCGGCAGGGCAGAACGAGGAGGCAGCGGCAGGGAGGTCAACCGTGTCGATGTTAGCGGCGGTGACGATCCACTTGTCCAGACCACGGGTGCGGTAGCCGACGGTGCCGTTATCGACCTGAGCGCCCTGATTGGCGCACATCGCGACTTCCATCTCGCGCTTGATGAGCGTGATGGCCTTCGACGCGTTGTTCGAGAGTTCGTCACGGACACCAGCGACGTTAGTGACCGAGGACTGCGTGAGCTTCGAGACGCGGACAGCCTTGCGGAAAATCTGCACGCGGTTCGAGAGTTCGACGCGGTACTGGGTAGCACCATCGACGGTGTAGTTGTCGTACGAGGAGACGTCGGTGCCATCGACGATCGGGGTCGGGGCGGACGTTCCGGGGAGGCGGTCAGCCTGCCAGCGGAACAGGGTGTTGCCGGGTTCAGCACCCTTCTTCGCCATGGAGGTGAAGGGGGTGTCCTTCGCATCGACGAGGGAGATGAGGTTGGCCAGGTCTTCGCGCTTACCGGCGTTGACGAGGCTGCGTTCTGTGAGGAGGGCCATGATAGTATTCCTGTGTAGGGATTAGGGGTTAGATGAAGTTCTTAGAGATGAGAACTCGGGCGAGGTCTTCAGCACTGGTCGTTTTGCGGAAACGATCCACGGCGGTTCGAGCCTGTACTTCTGCGGGCTTGGACTTGACCGGGGTTACGGTAGGACGGACGGGCTGTACGGGTGCTTTCTTGGGAGCCGCCTGAGACACCTGACCTTCTCGGGTCATGTATCCTCGGACATAATCACCAATGAACATCTTGAAGTCGGGGAACGCCTTGAGTTTAGGGAAAACCTTCAGGACGTTCTGGGCTACTTGATATTCCTTGCTTTCCGGCTTGTTCCACCAAGGGTAGTGCTTGGCGGCGATTGGCTCAATCTGTTCGCGGGCTTGGATCGTTCCCAACTGCTTAGGCAGCTGTTCTTCGATGGCTCGCGTCGCATTGACCAACATCCGGGTGACGTCCTCTTGGCCGTATTCCTTGTCTCCAAGGGTAAAGCCGTAGGGGTTCTCCATGCACTTGTACTTCAGCCAGCGGGCGTTTTCCAGTTCCTTTTCGACCTGTGCCTTAGTCTGAAGCGACTCGAACGGGTTAGATGCGTCGTTGACGCTAGTTGCCGCCGGGTCGGACTGAGGTGCCGATTGGAGTTGCTGTTTCAGCGCTTCCATCTCCTCGCGGAGTTTGGTGACTTCCTCCTCGGCCTGCTTGCGCTTAGCCGTGAGTTTGTCGATGCGCTTCTGGACGCCCTTGGGAAGATCGCTGTCTTCTTCGTCGTCTTGCGTATGCTGTGAAGGAACTTCGTCGATACCATCCTCAGCCTGGGGGATTTCCGTGTCGGTTACTTCGTCTTGCAGAGACGCTTCGCCGTCGTTGGAGTCCTTGACTTCCGTCTGGATTTCGCCCTCATTACCGGCCTCGGGCTGTGCCGCCTGTTCTTCGTCAGCGAACAGGGTGCTGCGGAGGATGTCCGCGAGCTTATCTTGGGTTAATGCCCCTGACTGGGCGTTTGACTGTACCTCGGGGTTATTTTGAGCCGTTCCGATGTCGGCATTGGTGTTATCTTCCATGATCAGAGAGTTTTGCGTCCACTCAGAGGACGTATGGGCAATAACGCCCTAAAATGTTCTAAGTCAACGGGGGTCAGCCCCGCTTGCGAGGTTTGGCAAGATTACGCATTATTCTTGACCCCGAAGCGCTCTCGGAGGGCTTCTTCGTGCTCTGCGAGGAGCAAGTCTCGGAAATCCCTAAGAGCCTCGGCACGTCCGCAAGCGTGAACCCTCTTTTCGCCTTCGATGCTATAAGAGATAGCACGATCGACTTCAGCGGCGATAGCAGAGTCCATATACGCGAGAACAGCGTCAAAGACCTCGTTTTTCTCGAAACCGAGCGTCCGCCTGACTTCTTTCGGGTCAAGCGCCATAGCCGGGTTGCTGGCCCTCCTGCGCCATCTTATCCGAGACAGGGGTGACGCCTAGGCGTCCGATGGTCTTGTTCTGTTGCTGTTGGACGCTCATCTGGAGGTTCTGGACGTAATTCTGGATGAGAGCCTGGAACTGCTGGTCGCCCTGAGCCTGCTGCTGAGCCTTGGGGTTCTTCTGGAGGATATCCTGAAGATACTGCAACTTAGTCGCGGCGGTGGGGTCGTTTTCGACGTACTGGACTTCCATGCCGGCCATCATCTTAGCGATATCGGTCTGGACGTCGTTATAGAGCTTCTGCGAGGCGGTCTTCTGGTCGAGGAGCAAGTCCTTGGCCGACTCAGGGCTGATAGCCTCGACGAACCGAGCCGTGAGCTTGTTGCGGTCGATGACGCCACCCGCGTCCATCGGGACGACGAACGAGGCGATCGCCTTGAGCTTCTCCATGACGTAATCCGTGTCGAGTTCTCGAACGTTGTAAGAAACGCCGATATCGTACATCTGCGAGATTTCGTTCGGCGTCATGACGATAGGCGCACCGACGATGCGCTCGATTTCCGAGCCTTCGAGGTATTGGACGGACAGGCTGACCATCTGCTTGAGCACCCGGCTCCAAGCCGTGAGCCAGTTGTTCACGACGAACTGCTGGGTCATCTGGGTCTTCTGCGGAGGGACGGCGGGGTTGAACAGGCCGAAATAGGCCGCGTTCTGGGCTTCCACACGATCAATGAGGTTGAAGGCGAGTGTAGGATTGCCCGAGGGCGGCGAAAGGAATGAGTAATCGTCAGGGGTGGTGACGGGGAGCAGAGAACCGGGAGCAATCTGGTTCTGCGTGCCGAGGCGCTTCTTGACCTTGATAGGCGGGAGCGTCTCGAAGGCGGTGCGGTCGCGCAGGCTGTCTTTCTGAGCCTTGATTTCCTCCTGGTCGGTGAAAGCAATCTCAGGCACGCCACGGGACTCGACGACGGCGCGCTTCAGGCGTTCACGCCTGAGTTCGATGAACGGGTACTCACCGTGGGCGTAATCGAGCTTCGCGTGCTTGGCGTAAGTCTCGACCTGGCTCGTCTGCGGAGAGAA